CGGACGCGCCCAACTCCGCCGTGTCGACCTGGCACAAAACGCCCGAGTGGCGAGTGCTGGAATGGGAGCGTGTGCCGGGGCAGTGTCTGAATATAGATCCGGGCGACACGTACCGGCTTTATTGGGCCGGCAGCCCGTCGCAGTGCGTGCCGGACAATATCATCTGGCACAACCTCGGTGCCTCGCAGTTCGGCGGCACCGGGCTATCGCCGGCGAGCGGGAACACGGCGGAGTTTCGCGGGTGGGCCAGCAATAGCGGCGGAGGTGTCGCACCGGGTCCGGACACACTGGCCGGCTTTGATGTTGACCGGACTGATTTCATCGAGCTGACGGGGAAATATACCGCAACGGTGGATCCGCCCGCGGTCCATTACCAGGCACTCAGCGACTGGCTGGATCTCGGCGGGAAGACTCTATTTCTGACGGCTCCCCACGCCGCCGGCCCCTCGCCAGGCAGCCCGAACGTATTACTCGCTGCGCTGGGGTCGTCCATGACTCTCGGCCCGCGACCACACGTGCCCGGTCAGCCTGTCAACCCAAGCAGCCGGAATGATGTGAATGAGTATTGGGAAACGACAGATCACGCGCTTTCCGGGTTCGTCGACCGGTACTATCGCAGGGAGTGGCACGCCAACTCAACGAATCACACGGATCAGTATACCGTTGGCACGATCTCCGGCGGTGTTCCGTTGACGAATGCGGTGTTCGGAACATGGTCATTTATTCCCCCCGTCGTTTTCTCCGAAATCACACGGATGCCGATTGTCTCGGTCGACACCCTCGCCAGTGGCTCCCGGATTATACTCACCGCCGTGTACGATGGGCTTGTCAAAACCAACGGCACGTTCGTGACGATGGAGGCCCCGATGCTCCCGCGATTCATCACGAACGCGATGGCCGGCGTTTAGCGTCACTGTGCCGGCCCTTCAATTTCCGGTCTGTCAGACTTTACCGGCGGCTCCGGCACCGCGACGAGCCACCCGCGAGCGGCCAGCGTCAGGTGTAGCAATTCTGCGGTTTCACACGCCCGCGTCACCAGTTCCTCGGGCGTTGCCATCCGCATCGCTTGCCTGCCGGAGCTGTCTTCGCCCTCGGGAATCGCGGCCACCGCTCCCCAGCGATTGATAAACTCAGTGGCGAACCGTGCCCGCTGGTTCGGTGCGAATGTGTCCTGAGTTTTGACCGCCTTCATCCACGTTGCCAGATCGGTTGTCACTCGAACCGTGTCTTCCACGTTCTCCACCACGTTCTCTACCACGGTTAAATCTCCATTTAAGGCATCGCAGCCGTGCGTGAAATTAACTGGTGACTGGTTCGGCGAGATACGTCTCGACGTAAGCTCGCAGCACTCGACCACGGATCGTCGGCGTGCGCCAACCTCGCCGCTTCAGTGTTTCGCGAAACGATCCGGCAGGGAGCAACGCCTCGCGGTCGACGTCGGTCAGTTCGTCAATCGCGGCTCCGTGTTCGGCGGTCAGTTGGTCGACTTCGCCGCGGGACACCGACGCTCGCTGTTTGTCGGCGTTCATCATGGCAATCTGGTCGGTCTGACGGTCGCGAGCATCGGCGTCACTGTTCGTCGTGATGACGCGAGCCGCCGGCGTCGGCCAGTACAATGCCGCCGGCTGGTTGCACAATGCCGGATCCTTGAATCGCGTGTAAATGATCCCGACCGTCCAGGCCTCGGGGTTCGCTCGCCAATGGTCGAGCACGTCGAAGCAATGCTCGGGCGTCGCCCCGTTCTGGCGAGCCCACCTCACAGCCTCGCCGGCCATGTTCAGCCCGGCCGAGGTCAGAGCCGCCGTCAGGGTTTGCCACGTCTTCGCCGTGACCGGTGCCTGTCGTGCCCCGCCTTCCGTTTGTCCGTTTTCAACCGTTCTCAAATTACCACCACCACCCGCGGCGGGCTCAGTCAGGATCACCGGGCCAATACCAGCAACGTCGCCAACCGGCTGAGAAGGTGGTGGAGGTTTTTTTTCTTCTACTCTACTCTTCTCTACTCTACTCTTCTCTAGGTCACGGCCCGGTAACGCTCCCGTCACGCTCCCGTCACGCTCCGACCGTGACTTGGCGGCACGTTTAGCACCTAGAGCCCGTGATTTTGCGGTTTTGCCGTTGTGCTCGCCGAATCGAGGGAACGTCAGGCCGTCGTCCGTATCGACCAGCCACCCGACCGAGACCAACGCGTCGGCAAAACCTGCTGCGCTTGTGAGACGGTCGAGTAACGCTCGCGTCACGCCGCGAGCGTTACCGTCGATCGTCTGTTGGTCGGCCCACACCCAGATTCTGAGGAGCTTCCCGACGACGGCGTCGGGATCGATCCCGAGCGATTCGGCCATCTGAAACACCTCCGGTTTGTCAGGAGTCACCGACTCGATTTTAATCCATTCTCCAGCCATCTATGCTCGCTCCGGTCTATGTTTTGTAAATCTCGATCGTGATGCACGCCGCCGGCCCTGAGTCGTCGCCGTAACACTTTCGCCAGGCGGCAGTCCTGCACGGCAGGTCCGACAAACAGAAGCCCACGATCATCCCGTTCCGCCGATGCTGTTTGCCGTAACCTTTGCTGATCGTGACTGCCCTGCCGACTCGGCAGGTCTTTGAGTTCCACCCCGCCCCCGCTCGCCGGTATTCGACCGTTTTCGAGCCCTCACAGAACGCCTCATAGAACTCAGTTTTCAACGGTATAAACAGGGGGCACTGTTGTTTCGGCTGCGGTGTTTCCGTTGTGCTGACTCGACTCGTCATCCGGGATCCTCTGATCGTTGTTAGCGTCGTCCGCGACACGCGTCGACGTCTTCTTGTTTTCGCCGCTCCCGCGCCAGCCGTGCGAGGTGGTGGCGGTGTTCGACCTTCGGCGTCGGCTGTGCCCGTGTCCGCCCGTCGGCGAGTTCCAGGCCGAGCCGGCGGGCGGCCGACCTGACCCGATCCGAACCGACCCTCGTGTGTTTACAAATTGCCGCGACCGTCCTCAGGCCCTTCTGATACGCCTGACCGACCAGGCGGTCGCGGATCGCAATCTCTGAATCAACCTCGGCGACCGCCCGTCTGTATCGCCCGGCCGGCAACGATGTCGCACGCAGGATCGCCGCGCGTGTCGTGTTGCCGTGAATCCTCGCGACGGCGATTGCTCTCCGGTCGCTCACGAGTTGCGCGGCCGGGTCTGGCGTCCTTGGCAAGCTGCTGGTGAAGTCAAAATCGACTTCGTCGAGCAGTTGCTCAATGCTTGGTTCCTCAATGGTTGGTTCCTCCATTTGATGTCGCTCCGTCTTTCCGGCTCGTGGTTTGCGGTGTCGGCTATCTGCGGCCGCGTGTGAGGGTTTCGAACATCGTCAGGAACGCGACTTCTGCGGCGGATGGGGACACGGTTCTGATCGTCTCGTCGAACGGCTCCGCGTCCGGCAGCGTCTCACGCCAGCCGTCAGAATGGGTATCGATCAGGTCACGGAATTCGGTGACCTGCATCCTGTCGTCAGCGCAAACGACTTCCTTCGGAATATCAGCCAGCGCTCCGTATTTCTCGGCGATCACCCGCCGCAACCGTTCCTCGGCCGCCACCAACAAAGTCAGCCGCCACTTATACGGGCGGGGAGTGTCGCCGAGATACGCCTCGGCCGCGTCGTGCAACAGGCCGTCGAGCCGATACATGCGAGGGCACTGGTTCGCCACCCGGACCGAATGCTCGGCAACCGAGATCGGCGGACTGGTTGCCGACCAGTTCGTCGCGCCGTTCCAGCGATTCAGCGCGGCGAGCTGGTGAGCGATATCGGTGATATGTATTTTGGACGGGTCCGGATCGAACGGATCGAACGCCTCGCCGCTAAAGGTCGGGATGCAATGAATCACTCAGTTTCTCCTTGATTGTTGTTCGCGTTGCACGACCCACAGGCCGAGCCGCGCGAGGTTCAGAAAATCCTCTGCGATCTCGCTGTCCATCAACTCGTAGGGCGTCGCCGCCAGGTTCGGTCGCTTGTCACGGGCCTGCCGTTTGAGCAGCTCGATCAGCTCGTCGAGATAGTGTTCGTCCAAGTCGGCGAGTTCTGTTTTTAGCGCCTGGAACCCCAGCTCTCTCATTTCTCCGCTCCCGTCAGGAACGCCCGCAGCGTCGCGTCACACGGTTTGCCGTTGTCGGCGAGCGTCATCTCCTGCGCCGCCTTTAACTCGTTCCACGCCTCGCGGGCGATGATCTCAGCCCCGCCGGCGTTAATCTCCGCGAGTCGTGCAAGGTTGGACCACACCGCCCTCGCCATTTTCAGCTCGACCGCGGAGCCGCCGGCAGTCTCGACCGGATCGGGTGCCAGCCTCGTTCGATCGACGTCGTGATCAATGTCGTCCGCTGACGTCGTGGTCTCCGAACTGGCCACCTCGGCCGGGTCCGGATCAGGCCCGGTGATCGGCTCGAGCGCGTCGACCGGCCCGCCGACAATCCGGTCGACGTCGGCTTTCGTGACCTGCATCCCGCTTTCTGCGAGTTGGTTAACAGTCTCGATCGCTTCAGTCGTCACGTGTTCGCCGCTGAGTGCGTAAACGGCAGTCGGGTTCAGATTGGCGATCGCCCGAAACTGCTCGGCGTGATCAAACGCCCGTTTCCAATTGCGGGCCGTGGCAGTCGAGACCCCAATTTCAGTTACAACCCACGACTCGAACGAACCCCTCGGTAAGTTATCTTTCGCAACCTTCACCAGTTTGCCGAGTTCGATGACGTTCTCGGCAGTGCGTCTCAAAACCAACTTGATCTGCACTGCCGCCGCTTGAATGATCTCGACAGGTGCCTCGTTCTGGATCGCCTCATAATCCCAGACGAGCACCGGCTCTGCCGTCAGCGAGGCGTTGGGTTTGGTCACAGTCCCTCCCCGCCGGCTCGCGAGAACTCGCCGAACAGTTTTTCCAGAACAGCGACGTGATCAGGTGCCGTCCACCCGTCTGGCTTAATGATTTTACCGTCGTCTCGGCGTTGGCACTTCCCGTCGGCACCGATCTTTCGCAGGTTCGCGGTGTCTACTTGCGACTGAAACGGCCGGTCCGGCACGCCGATCGTCGACAGCGTGCCCGTCGCGACAACGATCAGGTCGCAGCACCCGTCGATCGCCTCGACGAGGTCGAACTCTTCATCAGGCCCCACCTCGAACCGCAGGTCACCCTCTCGCCGCGATTTACTGGTGATCTCTGTTCCGGTGAAGTCGTAGACGTGGATGCCGAGTGCTTTAATCGTCTCCATTGCCTCCTCGAAGATCAGGTCCGCTCGCAGTTCCCGATCCCGCTCGCACGGCGTTGTCGGGCTCTCCTCGACCGTCTGCCCGCCCGCCTCCATGAATACCTCAGTTCGAAGCTGGCACGCTGACTTAGGGTTCAGGATTACCGCGGATTGACTCTCTGAGCTTGTCACTGTTTCTTTCACTGTTTCGACTCCGTTCGTGTTTAACACTGATAAAACTGGCTGCACACCTCGGCCCCATGCCTCGGTTTTTCGATCGCCGTCGACTTAACTTCCGCCCGCACACCACGCACCGCGTGGTGTATGTCTCTGGCCATAGCAGCAACTGCCGCTCTGCCATTATTTCGCCTCGAATAGTTCGTTGAGTTTGAATTGATCAACCTGCCGACAGAACCGCTTCGATTTCTCGTCGTAGCTCTGGCCGCTGACGGTGCGGTCGGCGTGCCCGGTCAGGGCCTTCGCGTCGTCGCTCCCGAACTGGTCGCCGTAGAAGGTTTCGCACGTCGCCCGCAGGCTCTTGAAGGTCCACTTTGCCTTGACTCCGGCGGCGAGCCGGATCCGTTGGAACTCGGCCCGGAACTCCGGCTCTCGCAGGGTGTAGTTACCGGCTTCCTGGCTGATCGGCAAAACCTGGCCGGTCTCGTTCTTCAGTGATCTGGCGGCGAGCAAGTGCTGCCGGAATACTCTGCTGAGTGGTAGGATCAACGGGTCAGGTTTGGCCGCCGCCTGCTTCCTCGGGACGTACACCAGCCAGCCGTGAGGATGGTTCACGCCAGCGAGCCGAAGCTGCACGGTCGGCGGAGTCTTCCCGAAGAACACGCCTTCCTTCGCCACGCCAACCTTTACGCCACGCCACTTAATGGACGTGATCTCGCCAATCCGGAACCCGTAGCAGGTCAGCCCGACGATCAACGTTCGCCAGAAAACTGGATCCCACAACTTCGCCACCTCGCACGCCTCGTACACCGCTCTGATTTCTGCCGGGTCGACGAGCTGAATGTTCCGAGCACCTTGCGGCAGCCCGGTCATCCGCCGTGGTGCCCTCACGCCGTCGATTCCGCGGTCGACCATGTCGTTTAGAACGGCCCTGATTTGAGCCAGCCACCGCCGCGAAGTTACCGCCGAATAACCGTCAGAAATGCAGACGGAAACCCAAGCCCCCAATAGGTTTGTGGTTAATTCGTGAGCTGTGGGAGTCGTTCTACAACTCCTACTACATTTCGGGCAATTGCGGCTTCTCATCAACCGGGCTGCCGTGCGTTGTGCCGGACGCTTCAGTGGCACAATCACGACGCCACACTCGTCACATTTCCGAACTCGGTTCTGAAACTGGCACAGCGTGTTTCGATATTGACCGTCGACCTTCTCGCTCTTGAGCCCGTCGAGGTTCGTCGACCAGAAATCGTACAACGTGACCTCGCCAGCCGAGGGGGCGGGAGCGTCGCCACCCTCGACCGGTTCGGTCAACTCGCCGAGCGTCGCAGCCATCGCCGCGAGCTGTTTTGTCAGGGCGTCGAGGTTACTCACTGGGGCTGCCGCCGTCCGGCAGGCCGTCGTGGAATTCGCCGCCCGAGTTCAACGCGAACGGTTTCTCGAACGTCTCGACCCGTTGTTCGAGCCGGGTCACCAGTTGGGCGAGTTCGGCGTTTTGCTGGGACAGGGCGCGCAGGTCGATCGCGAACCCGGTCGCGATGGCAGCCCTGCACTCCAGGCGTCCCTCGATTTTGTCGATCCTCACGCCCTCCCGTGCGAGCACCTCATCGATTGAGTCGATCCTCCCGGCGGCATTTTCGCGGTCAAGTTCGCCCGGCGCTTCTGGTTTCGCCTGGTGGGATGGTTTAACGATCTGCGACTCACTCACATCGTCGAGGGCCGATAACGCCGTCTGTATGTTCCACCGAGTCACTTCCCGGCCGAGGAGCACCGAGAACACCGCCTCGGCCACTGGCCAGGAATCCGCCGGCTCAGCACGGTCCTCGGCCATCTGCCGGACGTGGCACGTCAGCCAGTACATCTCGCCCGCCGTCAGTGCGCTGTTCGACCACCGGCCCTCGTTCTTCGCTTGCTCCGTCATGCTCCGCTCCAGTTTCTGTGATAAGTTCCGTCCTCAGAATTCGCGTCTCGCGAGGTGCGTCGATCAGGACCCGCACAAGCCCGCCTCGACTGACCGCTCCGATCGTTACGACTGCGTCGCCGATCGCGATCGCCTGACCCTTTTTTCTCGTCAATACCAACGCCATTCGCTCGACTCCCGTCCCTGGGGTTTGAAACACTCCCTGTAAATCGCCAACGGTTGGCGATTTGAAAACACCCGGCGAGCGAATAAGAACTGCCCGCCCGCCGGGCGTCGCTTCTGAGCCCGTTTCTCCGAAGAGATCAGAACTCCCGAGGCTAGAACAACCAGCCTCGAATCCCCCCCCGGTCGCGGTAGCAACCGAGCGGGGCCTGTGTCGCAGGGCTGATTCTCGAACATCCCCGCTACTGCTGACGGGCACCCGATCGACACGATCCGGCAACCGCTCAACGACTCGCCGTTCCGGGGTCACGAAAAAACCATCCGGGCAAGTCATCCGTTGACTCGTTATTTCTCGTCACGCCCCCGCTCGGGATATCGCTGCCCGCGACACGCCGCGGAGGCGATCCACACAAGGGCCGGCAGACTGGCGACACCGACGAAAAGGATCTCGGCTCGCGGGCTGGTCAGAAACTCGGCCAGCTCTCTAATAAACTCGTGCATCGTCCGTGACTCCGGTCCGTCGGTATCGAGTGGCGTCGGCGTTGACCCCAGGGGTCAACGCTGGTTCCGTTGGGTTTTCTCTCCGCCCGCTTATTGCGTGGCCGCGTTCCATGTCATCTGGCGAGATCCGGCGACGGCACACGTTCGGGCCGGCCCGTTGACCACGAGGCCGGCCTTACGGAGCTCCGGAAGCCGCCGACTGATTTCATGGCGACTCAGGTCTCGACCGAGTTCGTTGGCATTTCGCCAAAGCTCGACTGCAGTCAGGCCTGGGTGATCGACGACCAGAGTCAGCACTGCCCGCCGCTTCGACATCGCCGCGCCGCTGCGTTCGTGTGTATCCCGAGCGTCCGCTGACGTGTCCGGGAAAAGCGTTCCGTTTGCCATTGCCTCGCTCCTGTTCGAGAACCGCTGTCAGCCTCTGTGAGACAGCCGGCGGGGCTCATGAAGCGGCCCCGCCAGCTCGCGTCGACTTCAGGTCGTGTGAAAACCCGAAATCACAAAGGTCCGGCATGTGTACCTTAACTGGTACATATCGTCAAGCGGAGTTTTTCATGATATGTGGAAAAACTTCGGGGGCAGGACTGCCGATCTTGCAAAGCAACGATAATGCTGCGCAAATACCGGTGTTTTGCAATTCGGGGCAACGAGTGATGTTTGTTCTAAAAACCCGTCGCGGGAGATTGGCAGTTGTCACGGGGGCTCTGTCACTGGCTTCCGTGGCAGTGTGGTTTGCGGATTGGCCTCGGCCTCAGGCCGAGATTGCCGAACCGCTGACCATTTCAGCCTCGCCCGATCTCGATCCAGACACCATCGAATGGTGTTTCCATAAGGTTCGATTTAACCTTGACAATCCCGACGAAACAATCTGGCTGGCTGCTAAAATCACGCAGGTCGACGATCCGCCGCCCGCGCCCTGGCTGATCGATCTCGTTGCCTCGTACCGGGCACCGAATCGTCACGGAGCGTTGCAAAAGTTCAAAGTCGAAGCGTCATTCTCGGATGATGAATCGCCCGGGAAAACGGGATTAAGGCTGATTAGAATTCGGCATTACCCCGGATTGCCAGGCGTCGACTTCGTCGAGGCGCTCTAGCTTGCGGCTTCGCGTGGTGTCACGATATTTCTAAAGGCTTCTGGCTCAATCAGTAAATCTCGGAGCGGAATCCCGATCGTGTCGGCGACCTTCATGCACGCCGAAAGCGAGGGTTCAACGTTGCCATTTAGAATTCGGTTGACGTACGGCCGCGACGTGTCGAGGCGAATTGCTAATGCGCCTTGACTGATGCCCTTTACGGCCAACGCGAGTTTCAGGTTTGCCCTGAAGTGACCTACCTCTTGCATTATCATCCCCCTACTGTACCTTATTAAGTACGAGCGTCAAATCGGGATGACAGGATTTGAACCTGCGACCTCTGCGTCCCGAACGCAGCGCTCAACTCGGCGGCTGGCGGTGTGACACGGCTCGACATTTATTGCCGGGTTGTTCCGGGAATTAGTGACACGCCTCCGGCAGCGATCGTACGATTGGTTCCGTGAACGTTAGAGCTGACACCTTTCCGTACATTTTGTGGGCGTTCGTTCTGTTTTCGTTGCCGATGTTTTTTACTGCGTAGATGGAATTCGAATCTCGGGAACGGAGTCCCTCGACTGTTAGTCGGGGGGGCATATTGAAACTGGTTGAGGCTGTTTCTAACTATGTTGAGCGGTCTGACCTGACGGTCGAGACGGCCGCTAAACTTCGGCACAGGCTCAACTGTTGGAACCGTCACTCGCAACAAACGACGACGGACATCACGCCGGCGGATTTCGACGCCTTTAGAGTATTGGCGAAGGCTGCCGGGCTATCAGCACGGACGATCGAGGAAACTGTGAACGATCTCGCTCTCATTTGCGGCCTCAAAGAAATGGGCCGTCGGCTGAAACGGTGGAAGACATCGGCGACGAAATTCGTCCCGAGTCTCGATCGGATCTCGGCAGCCTACGAGAACGCCGACGTCGCGAACTGGCCGAACTGTCACCTGACGCGATCGCCAGCTCTCCGCGTTGTCTCGTCGGCGGTCTGGCTGCGAGCGTTTATGGTGTTTGCGTTTCACACGGGCTTCCGGTTGCGCGATCTCCGGACGATCACCTGGTCGTCGATCACGCCCGACCTGATCGACTGGCAGGCCTCAAAAACCAGTAAACGGCACCGCATCCCGAATTGCCCGATCGTCGAACGTCACCTCGCCCCGCTCCGCTCGGCCGGTGACGACCGTGTCTTTCCGATCTCGGCCAGTCAGGAGCGTCTGTTGCGTCGCGAGCTGTCTCGCCTCGCTGGTGACGCCGAGGCGTTCGGGCCTCAACCGTTACGCCGAGCCGCTGTCACTCAGTGGGCGATCGGCGGCGGATGGTCGGCCGGCGAAATGATTCAGGGCTCGGGATTGTCGGGCGTGATGTCACGCTATGTCGACGGGTTGGCTGTGCTCGTCGCCGCGTTGCCTCGACGGCCGTGGCCCTCGGCAATGCTGACGGCTGACGAACGGAACGCTCGGTTTTCTCGTGAGCACTCGCTGGCCGAACTCGCTCAACGTTTGCCGCTCGATCGGCTGGACGACCTGTTGAAAGTCGGCCGCGCCTTCGCTGGCTAAAATCAGGAGTTGCTCGGGATGGATTTCGAAACCTACCACGCGGCGATCGTCGATCGAACTCGCTGCTATGCCTCGGCCTCGCGCGGTTTCAAACGAAAACGGGTTCGCGACCGCGATCTCTCGGGCTCGAAAGCCAAACGGGTCACGGCCGCCGCCGCACTGTTGATCGCCGAACGCGGCGAGGAATGGTGTCGCCGCAACCCGAAAAAGTTCGAGGCGTCGGTGCTGTCGCGACTCGGGATCGTCGCCAATATCGCGATCACGATCCTCGGCATTTTCAGCGGCGGCGGGATCTGGATCGCTCTGGTGAAAATTCTGATTCCGGCGGTTATCTGGTTTCTCAACGATCGACTCTCGGCTGACTCGGCCGCCGATATGCAATACGGCGACGCCACGCTTCGCGGCGAGTTCTCAAGCCTCGAAAACGAGGCGTCTCAAGTCCTGAAAGGCACGCGATGAACAATTTCCCCTGGGCGAAACTCCTGTCGATGCTCGGCCCGATCCTCGCCCTGATCTTCGGATCACTCTCGGCGTCGAATGTCGCCGACATTCAGTATGGCGCGGCGGAAGCGTCGGTCGGGAACTGGACACTGACCGGCGGCGCTGGTCTGGCGTCGCTGGTGTCGCTCGTGACCGGTCTCGTCGCGAGCTGGCGGGCGAACGGTCGCGTCTCTGCCTCGGAGGCCGCGGAAACGGCAGCACTGGGCACGCTGTCGGTCATCTGTTTGTCGCGAGGCGACGCGATCGGCGGGCGACTGATCGACCAGCTTGGCAAACATCTCCACGCGATCCGAAACCCGAGCGACGTGCCGGAACTCGCAGGGGTCGATGTTGACACGCCCGAGGAGCTGTTCGAGCAACTCGTCCGCCGGCTCAATCACGAGGCCGCCATCAAAGTGGAAGGCGGGCCGGTTTGAGCACACAACCGAAAACTCCCCCCGGTGTCGCGTTGTTTGTTGTCATCGTTTCGGGGCTCTGGTTGGTTTCGTGTTTCTCGGGCTGTTTGCCGTCCGGTCCGACACCAGTCTCGCCGGTCGATCCTGTCGCCCCGATCGTCGCGCCAGAACCGTTGACTCCTCACGCGGCGTCGGCGGAGTTTGGGCGCGGCCTCTCGAAACGACTGTCGGCCACCTCGGCCGATTTGGCAACACGCGCGGCGGCCGGTGAGTTTGCGTCGCTGGCCGATCTCAACGACGAATGGGTTTCTCGCGTCGCCGCCGATGTGTCGGCGTCAAAGGGGCCAATCGTCGCGGCGATGAACGCCACGCTAATCGACTCGACTGGCGAGCAACCCGGCGACGTTGCGGCCGAGCTGTTCCGACAACTCGCGACGGGTTTCGAGAAAGGATCTGAACCGTGAGCGATGAACTCTTCACCGGCTACGATATTCTGAAGCACGGCGAGACCGACAACGAGCGGCTCGATATGACCTCGATTGCGTTCTCGGCGGCCAGCCCGGCCGAGGGCGAGGTTCACGACGAACTAGATCCGACGGCGTTCCTCCGCGTCGAGAATCAGGGATCGCTCCCGTCGTGCGTCGGTCATGCGGTGACGACGGCGGCGGAGTGTGCGGCCGGTCTCGCGTCGCGTCGCTGGGAGGACATCCCGCAACTCAGTCGGCGGTTTGCCTGGCAGAACGGCCAGCAGAAATGGCTCGGTCGCACCGACAACCGGCAGGGTTGCACGATCGCGCACGGCGTTCAGGCCGCGATCTCCGACGGGGTCTGTCCCGAATCAGTCGCCCCGTATGGCGAGCGCGGCTCGTCTCTGACCGGGCTGGCTTACACGGCGGCGAAAAACTACCGCCTGGAAAATCAGGTCGAGATCAGTTCGGTCGACGACGCCCGGCGATTCCTCGAAGCCGGTTTCGGCTCGATCGTTTGCGGCGTGCTCTGGACTAAACGAATGGGCTCGTCGACAGGCCGGCTCACTGATCGCGATGTCCGCGAGGACGGTGGCCGAGGTGGGCACGCGGTTTGCCTCGTCGGGTTCAATCTCGCCGGTCAGTTTCTGCTCGCTAATTCATGGGGCTCGAACTGGGGCGAAAACGGGATCGCCCGAGTTGATCCCGAGGCGCTCAACTATCTATGCGGCCGGCCTTATTCGGTCATGCGTGGCGTTACCGACCTGACCGGGTTCGATCGGACTCGGCCATTCAGCTCGTGGGGGATGTAATGGAAAAACTCCGAGACTTGAAAAGTTTCGCGGCTCGATCGGTTATCGTTTTGGCCGTCGCTGCAATGTGGGTTCTGTTGTTGTTTACGTTCGCGGGCCTGTCAGGCTGCATCGCTCCAGCCTCGCCGCCTGACGATACCACCGAAAAAAATCCCCCCCCCCCTGTAATTGTCTCGCCGGATGATTCGCCCGAGGATCGAGATATTTCGCTGGCGGTTTCGGCCGAGGCCTCGCTGGTTGCCACGCTCTACGAACTGCTCGGGGATTCCGGTTCGTTGACCGTTGACCCCGCGTCACCGATCGTGCTCCGTCGGCCCGAGGCAACGCTGACCATCCCCCCCGGCACCCGCTTGGAATACGAGCTCGGTCCGTCGGGTGGCTCGATCACGTTCGCCAATCCACGGCCGACGGTGAGCGTTCGGAAATGGGGCCTCAAGCTCTCGCCCCGCCTGGCTCGCCTCGATCTATCAACCGACAACACCGGCACGGCACACGTCGAGTCTGGCCCTCTCAAGTTCTCGCGTCGGTTCGATATTGCGTGGACGGACACCGACCCGATCGGTCAGTCACCCGCCGTCGCCGAACTGCCGGTCGTGACGATGTTCGTCGCGAGTTGGTGCGGGCCTTGCAAAACCGCTCAGTCGGCCCTCGCGGCGGCGGCCGCCGCCGGCTCGCTGCCGTTCTCGATCCAGCTCGTTCCCGAGCCTCACCCGTTCCCGGCCTCGTTGCCGTATTTCGAGTGGCGAGACGTTCACGATCAACGGTTCGGGATCCAAGGTTGGCAAGGCCTCGACGAGCTGGTGAGACGCTGGCGACTGACCGAGACGACGGCGGCCTCGCCTCAAGCCTCGACGTCTCGCCTCGCCGGCCCTCGCTGGACGTTCCCCGGCTCGACTCGGGACGACTTGCTCACGCATCTCAGGACGCACCCGAATCACCGCTCGGCATTCGCCGCTGCGAGCCTCGGTCGGCTGTCGTTCGCCGAACTCCTCGGCCTCCACTCGCGGCACCACAACGAGACGCCACCGGCTCGGCCAGTCAGGTCGACGGCGGCGAGTTGACCGTGACTTCTGGCGGCCGGTCGGCCGTCTTTCGCTCGGGTCCGGGCGTACACCACCCGAGGTGCTGCCCTATGAAAAACGGCCGAATTTTGACGTTTCGCGGGTCCTCCCCGGCCCCCCCTACCCGCCTTGCGGTTATGTAATGGCGTTTTTTGTGTAGATAAGCACCCCGAAAAGTTACTTCCTTCCTTCCCACCTTGTGGCGTATGGCTGAAAAATGGATCAAGGGTCGAAACGCCGCCGCAGCGGAATTAGGGATCACGCCGCCGGCTTTGCGCGGGTGGATGAAAGAGCCCGGATTTCCGAATTGCGCGGGCAAGCGTGGGCACCCGATCGAAAAGATTCTTGCATGGCGAGACGCCCGCGGGCGAAAAGGGTCGGCGGAAAATCAATCGTTCAACGAGGTGAAACTGTCGAGGGAGCTGGAGCAACTCGAACACGATCGGATCAAGACTCGCCGCGAACTGATCAACCTCGATCTGCAGCGCGGAGAACTGTACCCGCGGCCGGCGGTCGAGTTGGTGCTCTCGACGTTTTTTACACTTTACGCCGACGGCTGCGAGCAGATCATTAACACGCTACCGGCCACTGCGGCCGTCCCGAAAAAACACCAGGCCGGGCTCCGGCGTCAACTTCGAACCGAGGTCGACAACCTCAGTAAACAGCTACGGGAATCGATCGCCGCTGAACTGCTGAAGCTCAAAGAGATTCAGGAAAAGGCGGCCAAAACGAAAAAATGATTGCGCCACTCTCATCATCGCCACTGATTCGCGCCGACGTCCTCGATTGTATTTTGCCGCGCCCGCAAATATCGACGGCCGCCTGGCTCACGTCGTCGGTGTCGATGCCGCCTGATTCGAAACTCAAGGGCCGCGCACGGCTGGACCTGTTCCCTCACGCGGTCGGGATCCTTGACGCGTTCGACGATCCGGAAGTCGAGCGGCTATCGATTCAGACGGCGGCTCAGGTTGGAAAAACTACACTCGCGCAATTTGTGGTCGCGAAGGTTGGGGCGACAAATCCGCACCCGATGGCGTGGGCCGACGCCGACGAACGCTCGACAAAACGCGTCCTTAAAAGAACGTGGCGGATGTTCGAACGCACCGAGGGGTTGGCTGAACTCTGTCCGCCGCGACACATGCAGGCCGGCGACCAAATGAATCTCCCGACGTTCGTCGTGCATGGCGCGTGGTCTCGTTCGGCTAGTTCGGCCGCCGATTATGGGGCGTTTGTAGTCGTGCTCAACGAGACCGACAAAATGGTTCACTCGTCGACCGACTCCGAGGCGGACTTTCGTTATCTGATGTGCGAACGAGCCAAGGGATATATCGGCTCGAAGATCCTCGAAATGTCGACGCCGACACTGAAGGGCGAATCGTACATCGAGAAGCAACGGCTGCTCGGTGACAACCGCGGCTGGTTTGTCCCGTGCCCAAAATGCAACGCATTCCAGCAACTGAAAACCGGCGACGGGAAAACTCCCGGCGGGATCCGGTTCTCGAAACTCAACGGCCGCCTCGATCCGACGAAGGCGTTCCAGACAGCGTACTATCAATGCGAAAAGTGCTCCGGCCGGATCCACGAGCACCAGCGGTTTGAAATGTTGCAGGGCGGGTTGTGGGTTCCCGAGGGTTGTAAAATCCGCCGCGGCAAGGTGGTCGGCACCCCGAATCGTGTCGGCCCTCACGCCTCGTTCGGGCCGTTGCCGACGCTGGCGAGTCTGTTGCCGGGCATCTCGATCGGCCTCGTTGCTCGCGAACACGTCACCGCTCTGACGGCGAACCCGACCGACCGCACAGAACTCCGCCGGCATTTCGTCAACTCGTGGGAGGGCGAAACGTTCGACCCGCGGCCGCAACGTGTCAGCGCTCACCAGCTCATCGAACGCCTCGGCGTCGACGAACCGCTGCGAGTCTGTCCGGAGTTCGCTCGGTTCCTCACGATCGGCGTCGATGTCGGCCGAGTCAACGACAACCTGATTTTCCATTGGGTCGTGTCCGCCTGGGCTCGCCAGAACGGCGAGGGGAAACTCTGGGGTCGCCGCGGCCAGCTCGTCGACACCGGCATCACGTACGGGATGGAGGCGTTCCGCGAACTGTTGCTCGAATGGTTCCGCGACGGTTACCCACACGCCGACGGCCTCGCCCCGATGACCGCCACGCGAGTCTGTATCGACTCCGGCGACGGCGACGTCTCCCACACGATCTACGGCCTCTGCGAGGATTTCGACAAAGCCTGGCCGATCAAGGGGTCGAGCAACTCGCACTTCCCGGACCTGTTTCAGATGGGATACCAGCGAACCAACGTCCCGCCGAAGGTGCTGGCCGCCCGTAAAAAGGCCGGCCTCGGCGACCTGCTGATCGTCAACACGCAACGGACGCAGGAATGGCGAGTCGACCAGACGTCCGGCCTCGTCACGCGAGACTCGGTCGACTTCTTCGGCATCCCGCTCGAAGCGTGTGACGACGAAGAGTTCCTCGACGAACTGATCAACGAGTATTTCGAGGCGGGCAAGTGGCTCAAATCAGGAGCGAACGAACGCGGCGACGCATGGCGTTACAGCCTCGTCGGTGCGGAGCATTACGGCACGCGACACGGCGCGAGGTGGGATCGTTTCCCGGCTCGATCGACTCAGGAGGTGGCCGCAACTCAGCGGCGAAACCGCTCGGCCGTCAAACGGTCGGGCCTCAAGACACCATCCGGTCAGGCGTTTGTTGCAACTCAGCGGCGGAATTAACAAGGAACTTCAGATGGCGAAACGCACGGCGGCGAAATCACAAACTGACGGAACGGTCAACAACCTCAGAGATCTGGCGAAACTCTGCGGAGTGACCGAGTTCAAGCTGAAGAAACTTCGGTCGCTCGGCGGGTTTCCGATGCGGCCGGATCGATCCTATGACGCCGAGGAGGTGTTGCACTGGATCGCGGCCGGATGTCCGCCGTCTGAATTATTCGACGCGGACACGCCCGCACCGGAGACGGAACCCGCCCCGTCGACGAAAACCGAAACCACGCCGGACGGTGTCACCTGGTTGGAGATCCGCGTTCCGATCGCCACGCCCGACGGCTACATCGCCCGCCAGACAGACTACTCGGCCCCGGCGGTCCAGACCCGTCTGCGTGATCCCGACCAGATCCGAGGAATGCAGCACCTGCACGCCGGCTGCCGCGACGCTCACGTGCAACTCGAAAACGGCAAGCACGTCGACACCCGCCCCGAGGTATTCCGCTGGCTGTTTGGTGTCATCGGCACGGCACTCCGCCCTGCTGCAAAATAACGCCCAAAATCACCCGGCACCGGCCAGCGGCCTTGCCATCGGGTGCGACGTGGACCGCCGCCCGGGTGAATTTGAAGGATAGATACTCGAATGGATTCAGCCGTGACTGACAAAAAGCCCGACGATCAAGTTGATGCTCTTGTTCTGCCTGTTGAGCCTTACTACGAGCACGACGGGATAACGATTTACCACGGCGACTGCCGAAACATCCTGCCACACGTTGGCAAGGTAGATGCCGTGATCACGGACCCACCGTTCTTTATGCCGGCGACGCACTATCAGTCTCGAGTCGACTGGCAGCGGTCGTGGTCGGACACATCGGTCCTTGGATCGTTTTGGTCTCAGGTGGTTGATCTGTGCGTCGCACAGATGAAGCGAAGCGGCCACATGCTCACGTTTTGCAATGCTGACAGTTTCGCGGTGTTCTACCCGGAAATGTATCGCCGGTTCGACTTTTTGAAGTCGTTGGTGTGGGACAAGGGGCGCGTCGGGCTGGGCAGGGTTTGGCGCAACCAACATGAGCTGGTGATCGCGGCCAGGTGGAAGGCGGCGGAGTTTGTGGACGACAACAAACTGCGGAGCGATGTCATGCAGTTTAAGGCGACGCCGTCGTCAGACAGGGTGCATCCTGTCGAGAAACCGGTTGAGATGCTGGGGTGGCTGTTGGAACCAACGGTGCCCGTGGGAGGAATCGTCCTCGATCCGTTTATGGGGAGCGGTACAACGTTGCGAGCCGCGAAAAACAGCGGACGACGAGCGATCGGGATTGAGGGCGAGGAACGGTATTGCGAAACTGCCGCCGAACGATTGAGGCAGGGTGTGCTATTTTAGGCGATCGCCACGTCGACACCCGCCCGGCCAGTTGATTCTGGCCGGGCTTTTTTTGTTTGAGAATTCTTTCCGGATTCTTTGATTGACGTCTTGACGTCAATCAAGGCGATGCTAAGATGACCGCACAAGACACGACAACGCAACACTCAACCAAAGGCCGAAACGATGGTACTTATCACAGAGATCGACAACACAACGAACAACGGAACGACTTACGTCGAGCTTTCAACTGAAAAACGCGACGTCATGGTCTCCTATTCTCCGGCACACTTCTTTCCTGTGACTGTTTACACGACGAAGGCACTGAGTGCCGGCAGAAGCTTTAAGACTTTCGAAGAAGCAATCAGCGGATACAAGAATAAGAACATCGCCGAAATGATCGGAACGGCGGCACAGGTGGTCGCGTGATCCTCAGCCAAAGCGAGCCCGGCCAGTTGATTCTGGCCGGGCATCTTTCAAACGCTCAACCAAAGGAACACACGATGTCAATCACGATTCAGATAAACGCAACGCGAGACGCTTACCGATACGTTGGACCGCACGGCCCGAGTAATGACGCTGGAACTATTGGCGAAGTCAAGGATCTGGCGATGTGGGTGTATGGCGAAAAGATCGAACTCAAGACCGAGCTTGCAGAATGGTAAGTCACGGCGGCAAGCGAGCCCGGCCAGTTGATTCTGGCCGGGCTTTTTTTGTTTGAGAATTCTTCCCGGATTCCTTGACTGACGTCTTGACGGTAATCAAGACGATGCTAAGATGACCGCACAAGACACGACAACGCAACACTCAACCAAAGGCCGAAACGATGGTATTCAACACTAAAGCGCAAGCGGAAAACGCAGCGAACGGCAAATACGATGGATTCGTGGCAGTGTTTATCAGCCAACACTACGCAGCAGTGTCTGGTGTAGTTAAGGGCGGCTGGTATTTGATTTACAACTGCGGGCGAGGACAGAACGAAAGAATTGCGGGAGTGAACGCATGAAACACGGCGGCAAGCGAACCGGGGCCGGGCGAAAGCCCGCCCCTGACGGGACAGCGAAGATCGCGTATGGGACCAAGCTCGACCCGGTGGTGGTCCAGTATCTTCGGGAATGCGACAACGCCGCCGAGACGATCGAGACCACCATAAAACGCTCGAAGGCGTTTCGCGAGTGGCTGAGGCTGACTAACGCCAGCGGGGAGTAGATGAGAATGGACGGACGCCTATAATCACCGATCAACCGCTGGTGACTGAGAATTCTAAAACCGCGCCGACGGTTGCTCCGGTGCATTTAAGGTAAGTGGTTTCGCGATGGAATGGTTTTCGTACTCAGCCAACGCCGGATTTGAATTGCACGATTCTGAGGACTCGGCAAGGGCGACAGCCGAACGACAATTAGAAGACGAACGAGAGTATGCGAGGGCGAATGATGGTTGGGGAGACGGCGTCGAGTCTGTTTGTTGGGGCCGTGTCTCTCAGGTTTCGAGCGAAGCGGTCATGAGGCCGGGTGGTTCGGAAGGGATGGCGTACAGTGAGTTTTCGCTGTCCGAACCTGTAGCCACATAAAGCCACCAATCACGCGGTTGCCGCGTGTGATTCTGCGACTTCAAAGCGCGATGTCGGCAACTCGCGTGCATTGGAATTGTTACCTGTCATGCCTTTACCCGTTGAGTGCCCGTGGCCCGCTGATATCTGGACGATGGACACCGAAGGGTTTGTTGGAGCGATTCCGGACGATGCTGTGCGTTCGGCCGTTGCAGGATACATGGCGAGGTTTGGTTGGGAAAAGCTTCAGGCTCAGGTGGAGCTGACTCTTGTTCGTAGTCGAATGGAAATGAAACCGTGTATTGATTGTGGGGAACTGTTTGTTGAGAGTGCCGATAAGAAATTATGTTTTGATTGCAGGTAATGTTGCTATGTTTGCCGCTTCGGATTTGCTGCGACTTGGAACGGCTGACACGTCCGCCGATAAGGTGGAACAGTGTGCTCGTGGATGGGAAGCGGCTGCCAGACTGCTAGGCAACGTCCGAGCAGAAGACATTGCGAAGATGTGTGAACATTACCGGGCAATGTGCGAAATCGTAGAGCCGCTGGCCCCGATCTTCGCGGCGGATGGAATCCGATTCTGGGTGTGCTCGTTGGGGTGCGATGCAAGCGTGACGTGGGACGCGGACGGCGTGGCGACGTGCGAGAATTGTTTCCGATCGTCGAAACGCTGAGTGACTGTAGAACGACCCAAGGTAAGCCGGCCCGAACGTGAAGGCTGGCCATTCTAAACACGCGACAATGAGGGATAGGCTTGACCGCCTTGTTATCTGGCTTATGGCACAACATCCAGCGATCAACAAATCAAAAGAGATAGTCGCAGCCGAAGAATGGGAAGGCGACATTCGCGTGAACATGACAACCGTGATTGGTGCGGGTCGAGTTCTTTCGCGACGCGTCAATGAGTTGGAGCGAATCGTCGTGCGGGCACGTCGTGCATTTCGAGCGAGCAGCGATCCTGTTGATGCCCGATCGTGGCTGTTTCGTGTTGAGGTCGACGAAGACCAGTACCCTGAAGACAGCGTGGACCGCATCTCCGGTTCATTGCATTGTTCGCTGTTGCGACGAATACAGGGGGGCGTTCGATGAAGAGTCTTTTCGTTGGCGGTAATCATGACGGGCAGCGATACGCCGTCGAGGATGGATGCACGGAAGTCCATTTTCCGGTTCACGAACCTGTGCGAGTTATTGACGAGCGGCCTAAATCAACAGACACGTTTCGGCCTGTGACATATCGGTCGATGAAGTTTCGAGGCAACCGAGATGACTTCACTGTGTTTGCGTTTGAGGACTTCAACGCGGATGACGTGATGCGAGCACTTCTGGCAAATTACGTTCCCGATGCACCAATCGACTGAGCACAGCGAACGCCACGGTTCAGCACGGGCCGAAAGGGAAACGATGACTACAAAAACACACGACAATGAGGCCTCTGCTGCAACAGATGGTTATGACGTGAATGGGATGCAATCCCTCGGGTTCACGCTTGATGACACTGGTGAATGGTATGTGTTGACGCCACATCCTGAAATTAGAAACGCCTGGCACCATCGCTTGCGTCATGCTCGCATTGCGTGGAGGCCAAGGGATGATCGGTGGCAGGTGAATGGCCTGGGATCATTCGGGCCGCGAAAGACGCTGGACGACGTGCGAACACTGATGCGTTTGATTCTCGGGGTAGAGTCATAACGACAATAATCACCGGGCCGCCGCTAACAGTCCGGCCATTCCGGAGCGACGATGACGCCGCTCCGGTGCATTTGATGTTATGTGCGATGAAAGGTGGATGTGCGGATGGATGAAAAGCGAACAATTCAGACGGGACACCCTGTCAGTTGTGATGTTGAGTTAGTGGTTGGCGATACCGTGAGATTTGTGGCACCAGACGGAAGGTGCCAATTTGAAGTGCGATTTCTGGACGATGATGGAATCGAAGTGCGAGGCGTTGACACATACAAGGCGGGGGGACGATTGGTTGGCTGTGCAGTGACTGTTGAGCCACGGTCTGCGAATGAAGTTCATGTGCGGTCTGTTCCGTACGAGCGATAGGCACACGCAGGCAACGTGGCTATATCTCCGCGGCCTGCGCCTCGACGAGTTCGAGCCGTTCTCGGTCTGGGCACCCATTGAATCCGCTCCGGTCGATGCCGACGATTCGGATTTCTGGGATTCTCACCTTGCCTCCGTTATCGAGTTGCTGCCGAGCTTGATCGCTTCGCTCGAAGCCTCGCGGTTTGATGTCAAGGAATGGACGGCGCTGCGCACGGATTGGGGAATCACTCAGCTTGAATATGAGCTTGAACTCGACAAGCGGTGGGCTCGCGGCGGGCCGGCATAGTCTGCATCGAGGATAACTCCGCGAAACAAACAATTCCGAGTCTGCACTTTGATTCAATCGGCCGGGTGATCGCTACACCCTGCCGATATGGCTCTCACCAGCGCATCAACAATTGCTGACGCTCTCGCGCAGTGGAAGAATTCGTCGTCGTATCGCCGCAACAGTTCGGCGACCGAGGCAGAATCGTTTCGCGAGGCGTGCGACTGGTTGATCACGCTGCGACCCACGCGAGCCCGCCACGGTGCCCAGACGTTCGAGTTCTCCGTTGCGGAACTCCAGGCACAAAAAGCGTCGGCCGAGCAATGGCTCGCCGCCAACGCGACCGCCGGAACCACGTCGGCCAGTCGCCGCCGCAATGTCCTGCATTCCAAGTTCTCGCCCGCCTTCCGAGGTTAACGATGTCCGCGCCTACGCGCCGGCCTCGTCCGGCGAAAACTCAAAGCCTACAGACAACATTCGACGCGATGCAGGCCGAGTACCGGATGACGAAATCGGGATCCCGGTTCCGTTCGGTCAACCTCGGCACGGCGTCCGTCGGTGTCGGGGCGAGCATTCACACGAAGAACGATCAGGCGTTTTTCCGCATGGTGGAAATGGCCCGGCACTTCGAGATCAACGATCCGCTGGTCGGCGTGGCTGTGAAACGGCTGGTCACGAATGTGATGCGTGACGGGTTCCGGCTGAATCCAAAAACCGGCGACAAGGACCTCGACGCACTGCTCAAAAAACGCTGGAAACAGTGGAGCACTAAGAAAACCGCGTGCGACATCCGCCGCAAACATAACTTCCACACGTTGGCTGCTCTGGCTCTTCGCCGTGTGATCATCGACGGCGACGTTGCGTTCCTGCCACTCAAGAAAACCGGTCAGTTGCAGGCTCTGGAGGCTCACCGCCTACGAACTCCACGCAACGCCCGTCGGCGAACCAACAGCGTCGTCCCGATCCACGGCGTTGAGCCGAATTCGTCAACCGGAGCCGTGCGGCAGTATTGGTTTACTAAAGAGGACGTCGACACGTCGGCCTCCGTCGAACGCGTCGACGAAATGACTCGCCGGCTGGCGTACGACGACAACGACAACCCGCTCGTTCTCCACCTCTACCTGCCAGAGCGTTTCACTCAATATCGCGGCGTTACCGCCCTCGCTCGCGTGGATGACCTGCCCGGCCAGCTCGACGACATCCGCTTCGCCAAGCTCGTGGCTATGCAGACTCAATCCTGCTGGTCTGTGATGCGGGAACGCGACATCGGTTTCGGTGCGGCCAACTCGACCGACCAACGCGGCGACGACGCCGACCTCGGCGAAATGGAAGAAGTCACCGGCTCCGGCTGGGATCACACGGAAGTCGACCTCGGCCCCGGCATGATCTACAGCGGGAAAGAAGGCGAAAAGCTCAGCGCGTTCAGCCCCAACGTCAACGCCGGCGAGTTCGCGGAAATGTCGTCGCTCATTCTGGGCATTATGTCGGTCAATCTGGACCTCCCGCTGACCGACCTGCTCTACGACGGCACCCGGACCAACTTCAGCGGCGAACGAGCCATCACTCAGAAGTCGCGGGAACGCTACGGCGAACTCCAGACGTGGCTGATCGACGAACTCTACCGCCCGGTTTACGAGTGGAAGGTCCGCCAATGGCTGGCCGAAGACCCCACGCTGCAAGACGCCGCCGACTCGGCGGATGTCGACCTGTTCGAGCACGCGTGGAACCGCCCCGCGTGGCCTTATATCGACCCGTTGAAAGACGCGACGGCCGACAACGTCCAGCTCTCCAAAGGGCAGGAATCCCCGGTCACGTATCACGCCAAACGCCACGGCCGCGAGTGGGACGAATTCTATCCCGAGGTGATCGACGCCTACGGCGACGCGATCGAGGTGGCCATGGCGCGAGCCGACCAGATCAACGCGAAGTATCCCGACCACCCGACCCCGGTCTCGTGGCAGCACCTGTTGCCGCTGCCAACGCCGGACGGAATTGTCGTCAACGCTGTGAGTACCGACCCCGATGACAACAAAAAATCAGACTGACACCGTCGATCTCGACGCGGTTTCAAACCTGTTGAACGTCACTCAACAGGGCGGCGAAACCGTCGCCGAAATCTACATCTACGAACGCATCGCGACGCGGTGGTGGGGCGGTTTCTCGCCGGACACGTTCCGAGCACTCGTCGATGAAGCGGGCGAAGTTGACCGCTACGTGTTGCGGATTCTCTCCGAAGGCGGCTCGACCATCGGCGGAAACGCTCTGGCATCCGAGATCCGCCGTCTCGGCAAGCCGACTCGTGCCGAGGTCGAGGTTGCCATGTCCGCCGCGACGATCGTCGCTCTGGAATGCGACGAAGTCGTGATCGCCGAAAACGGCTGGTGGATGGTGCATCACGCCGCCGCCGAATCTTACGAACCACTGAAAGCGACCGAACTGCGAGCCCTCGCCGAGCGGTTGGACATCATCAACGGACAACTGACCGACCGATATCTCGCCGTCAGTTCGCTCGACGCCGAACAACTCGCCGAACTCATGGATTCCGAACGCTGGCTATCCGGAGCCGAGGCCGTTGAAGCCGGGTTCTGCACGAAAACCGTTTCGCCTGTCTCGACTCTTGGCGAGTTCGAGCCGCTCAATCTGACCGCCGAAAAACAACGGGAGGCTCTCCGCAGTCTGTCGGCGGCGTTTCATCAATCCCCACCGGGAGAAGTTCACGTGAAGACAGACACCACCAACACCGCCCCGACACCCGCGACACTGGTCGAGATCAAGGCCTCCGCGCCGGGTTGCTCGAACGATTTCGCGGTCAGTCAGATGGAGGCGTCCGCGACGCTCGAACAGGTCAGCACCGCCTGGCTGAAACAGCAGACCGACGAACTCGCCGCGTTGAAAGCGACGAACGAGTCACTGACGGCCAAGGTCGCCGAACTCGAAACGTCAGCGGCCGCGAAACCCGAACCAAAACCGGCACCCGGCTCCGACCCGATCAACGAGGGATCCGACTCCGGCCCCGCCACCGACTCGACCGATCCGATCGCGGCGTGGGGCTCGTTGCTCTCCGCGAAATGCGCGTCCGGTTTGTCGCGTCAGAAAGCCGTTCGCTCGCTCGTTCGCGAAAACCCGACCGCGCACGCCGCGTACCTCTCCGCCGTCCAGAATTAGCACCGGGCCGGGTTCCTGAACCCACCCCAACCATCCCCAACATTACCAGACATCACCAGAACACAAGGAATAGCACAATGCCCAATGGTCAGCCGATCGCCGGCAACACTCGAACATTCATCGCGGGGGCGACGATCTCCGCGTATTCCCGCGTCAACCTCAGCAGTGGCGAACTCGCCGCAGCCGTACTCACGGACGCCGACGAGGTCGGCTACGTGACGGCTGACTGTGTCGATCAGGACGCGGTGTCCGTCGTGCTCCGTGGTGCCAGCGGCACACAGACCGCGATTGCAGCCGGTGCGATCGCCGTTGGAGCGACCGTCTACACGGCAGCCGCCGGAAAAATTGACGACACCGCCGCGTCGACGTCTTACCCACGAGGCATCGCTCTGGAAGCCGCCGGAACAGACGGCGACTACATCGAAATCCTGCCGATCTGGGACGAAACCGCCGTCGCGTAACCAGTCGGCAACCTGACCCCCGCTCCGCGTCACACCCCACCACACAATCACCACACAGAACGAGGAATAGACAATGGCAGTTACCCCCTCCGCCGCTCTGGGTCAGGCTCGGCCCGACCTGCGAGACGGTCTCGACGAGTTCGATCTGGCCGCGAATCAGGCAGGATTTATCGGTTTGAGCCTCGCGCCCGTCATCGAAGTCGTGACACAGTCGGGCAAATATCCGAAACTCGAACTCGCAGAAATCCTCAAGAAGAAGAAGGACGCCAAACGCGCCAGCGGGGCGAACTACTCACGCGGCGGCCGACAAGGCACCTCGGGCTCGTTCGCGACTGACGAATACGGTGCGGAAGAACCGGTCGATTCCCGCAACGCCGAGATCTACGGCGACTGGTGGGACTCGGAAGTTCTCGCCGCGCAGGGTGCTCGTGATCAGGTGCTCCAGAACCTCGAGGACCTGGTGATCGCCAAAGTCGACGCCGTGTCGAACGCTACGGCAGCCGGCACCGCCTGGACCACTCACGCCACGGCGACACCGGTCGCCAACGTGATGACGGCCAAGAAAGCCGTCCGCGATCGAATCGGGATCGTCCCGAACGCGATGGCGATCGAGTGGGATCGACTCATGGACCTCCTGCAATGCACGGAGATCCTTGACCGGATCAAGTACGCCGGTTTCGACGATCCGAAAGCCGCCGCGCTGAAAAACCTGTCCATCATGGCGGGCGTGTTCGACGTGGAACACTTCTTCGTTGCAGGAGCGATGAAGAACACCGCCAACGAAGCGTCCGCCGCTTCGCTGTCGACAGTGTTCACGAAAACCAACGCGCTGCTGTTCGTTCACTCGGCCGATCGAAACCTGAAACGCCCGCGTTGGTGTAACACGTTCCACTGGGGCGAAGACGGTTCAGAAATCGGCGGCGTCGTCGAGGAATACGACGAACCGCAAACACGCTCGAAAATCGTCCGCTCACGTCTCGACGTGGACGTTCAGGAAGTTTACCCGGACGCCGCGCAACTCATCACCGGGGTCTAACGCAGCCAATGGCAAACGCGTTTGATGACCACTTCGCCGCCGCGTCGTCAGTCTTCTTTGATTCGTTCGGGGAGACTGGCGGCGTCGAGTATTTCGCGACTGCTTCGGCGGTGGCGGCTACCTGGTCAGACGCGATTGTTGACACCGGAGACATCGACGGAATTGAGATCGTCGACGAAACCGGCGAACGAGTTTCTGATTCGGCGTTCGTCACGGTCCCCGCCGCTACCACCTGGGATCGCGGCGGCCTGGTCAGGACGGGCGGCGTTTCCGGGATCAAGTGGCAGATCCTCGGGCTGGCGATTCAGTCCGGCTCGATGATCACGCTCGCTCTCAGTAGATCGTCAAACTCCCGTATGTCACGCAGTCCCGGCCGCTCGTCCGTTCGTAACCGCTAACACTGACAGGAGCCGTTCCCCGTGCCTGTTTCCTCGGTCGTCGCCACCGGAGCGATTGCGTTGCCATTCGAAAAAATGGCTTCGCTGTTGTCGACGTGTCCGACGTTCCAGACGCTGATGGGTGTGGGGACTGACGCGGCCGCGTTCAACCTGATCGATTACCCGTACTGGCGAAACGATAACACCGACACGCCCGCAGGTCAGGATTTCGACACGCAACCCGTCCCCGGTTGCACGGTCGCCCGCGTTGACGATCTTGATATGACGTGGTCGATTTACCCGAACGATATGTTCGCCGGCGATTTACTGGTCGAGTTCCGGGCCGCGATCGACGTCGCCCACGCAGGCAACAGCAAGGACCGCCTGATCAGCTTCATGAACTCGATCGGGGCGATCATCAAGGAAGCCTACGCCCGCGCCAACATCACCGGCGTCGACGGCGTTCACGCCCTCGAACTCAACAAACCCACGCGTGAAGTTGTCACCCCGCAGGAAACCAACGCCGACTCGGAATCGACGCCTGACGGGGCTCCGTTTCTGATCGCCGCCTATATGTTCGAGGTGGTGGCATGACCGGCAAAAAAACAGGCGGGATCACGATTAAGACCCGCACGAACTTCAACCCGAAACTGCTGACGCGGTCGCACAACAAGGCCAGCAACAACGCCAACCGCGTGGCGATGCAGTACCACGCCGACAAGCATATCCCCGAGCATTTCAAACCGGGAGCCGGCCGCAAATACGGCTACAGCCAACGCCGGTCGGTGATCAGTCTCGGGTTCCTCGCTCGACAGAACCGGTCGGCCTATGACCGCGTTAAGAAACTCGCCGGCAAAAACGGTGACCGGTTTATCTCGCGAGGAGCCTACAAGGACGTTAAATCGATCCTCGGCCGTCCGCCGCTGGTGTGGTCTGGCGAAACTCAACGCATGGTCAACTCCTCGGCGAATCAGAAGGTCACGGCGACGGCCACACGTGGTCGGCTGAAAATCCGAACGCCGAGCTACGTCGCCAGTCGACTCAAGGCCGGCAAGTCTGGCAAGGGTCGACAAATGCAACGGCAGGCCCTGCAACGTGCGGCCGAACTCGAAGCGATGACCGCCGGCGAAGCCCGCAGACTGCGAAAAGTGTACGGGGACGAATACGTCGCCGTTCAGAAACCAACTCACCCGAAATTTGCGTCGCTCGGAATCAAGTTCCGGCAACGCTCCCGCCGGAGAACCTGAAATGTCTTCTGATCGTTACGGAATCTACCCGGCGCTGTTCGACGCCCTGACCGCGAACAACCTCGACTCGGTCAACGTCTCGGCCGACGTTCAGATGCTGGTTCGCCGAGCCGGTGGCGATGTCGCGACGACGGCCTCGGCCCTGATCGGTGCTGCGAACTCGGTCTCGTTGTCCTCTCGCGACATTCACGAAATCCTGACCTCTGCCGGCCCGACACTCACTGCCGGCGGACTGGTGGTCTCAACCTCGGCGTCGATGCAGTACCGTCAAAAGGGCGAAACGGGATCCAGTCACGTCACGATCACCAGTCTCGGCGGGTTCCTGTACGTCACCGACTTCGGTGCCGAACAGGGGGCGGCCGAGGGTGCCGACATCAACTTCGTCTACCGCGCCTTGAGTGTCGGCGGAAACGCTCCGCTGACGATTAACACCAGCGCCGCGATCACCGAATCTCCGGCCGTCAACTCCTCGTTCAAGCTCGGGCCGGTCTCGGTCAAAGGCTCGACCATCAACGTTCAAGGATGGCGACTGCGGACGGGCTTTAGCTACACCGCGAAACCTCACTCTGGCCTGATCCACGCTGACGCCGGCACGATCGACGAGGAAGCCTACACGATCGAAATCGACACAGACGACGCGTCGCTCGCCTCGACACTTTCACTCGGCGAGTCGTCACAAATCACGTCGGGGCTCACGTGCTACCTCCGGAGCATCGGTGACGCCGACGACGTCGCCACTCACATTAAGGTCTCTGCCACCTCGGGCACGTACGTCGTCGAAAGTCTCGGCGGGTCGGGAACGGGCGACGCAACGATCAGAATCACCGTCACGATCAACGGCCGCCCGACGATCGCCCTCAGTCAGCTCATCACCTAAGCCATCTCGCCCTGACACCTGCAATTTGTGGCCGACACGGATGTCGCGTCACATTCCCGGAACCACCGCATGCACTTTCTGCTGTATATCCCCGACGAAACCCGTCAGTCGCGAGCCGTGCTCGCCGACGCCGGGTTCGGCGATCTCCTCAAATCGGGAGATCCTGACCCGCTCGTCACGATCCCCGACTGTGTCGGTCCTGACAAAAAAACGACCGGGGCGATCGTGCTGCCGTTCTCTGACGCCGACGAGTCGAACAACCCGCCGCTCGGCTTCCTGCCCGATCGTCAAACGTGGATCCCGATCGCCGCGTCTGATTGCTGGGTCGGTTGGGTCACGGCCTCGCCACCAACGGCCGCCGACCTCGCCCGCTCGACTCCGCCACTGTATCCCGGACCTGCCATCGAACTGAACGACGGGAACGAGTGGGTTATCCCGTCGTGCATGGATCAGAAACACGTGATGGTTCCGGCAGGAGCCGGATGGACAACCAAAGAGTGCAAGCGGTGGCCGGATCTCTACACGCTGGCCGAGCCGGTGCTGGCGATGATTGAAGCCAACCAGACGGACGATATCGATTTCGATTACGGCCTGACTGCGAGTTTCATCAGTGAGGTTCTGCGTCTGAACTATCGACTGACCCCGCAACTGATCGGCGCGTTCTCACTGCTCGATCAGGACTCGCTGCCACGGCTGGCGGCTCTGGCAACTGATTACGTTCGAATCCTCACCCTCATTCAGGAACTCGCCCAAAAAAAACAACCCGCCCCGAACTCCTGACCGGTCTCCGGTGGGCTTCGGGGCTGGCACCCGCGGATTACGAACCGACCAACCTGATCGTCTACCTGCTGCCTCATCTTAAACGCTGCCTCTCCTCTCCCTGCTGAGTTCGCAATGTCCCGAACCGTCACAATCGACCTCGACGTTAACGACGCGCAGGCCGTGCGGGCGTGGCAACGTGGCAAACAGGCGATCGCGGAATTTGACAAAACGGGAGCGAAGGCCGGCAAGACTTTCGGCGGAATGTTCGCGGCGTCGACGAAGTCAGTGCTGGCCTCGGCTGCCGGTTTCGCGGGCGTCGGTTCGGTGATTGGCGGGATTGTCACGGCCGCCGCGTTGTTGCGGCAAGAATACGACAACATCCTCCAGCGGCAACAGAAGGCGGCGAACATCCAGATCCCCCTGGCGGATCTGGAACGACAGATGGCGTTGAACGTCGGCGGCGACCAGAACGCCCAGCTTGCCGTGAAGATGAAACTCCAGAAAGACGTTCTGGCCGAACGAGACCGGATCGCTCGGGCCGCGCGAACCACACCCGCGATCGCGACAGAAGCATTCGGTACGGCACTCAGTGCCCGCGGTGGGGCGACAATCCAGCAAACGGGTGCGGCCGTCGAAGCGGCGATCCTGGTGGCACCAAAACCAGAAGACGCTGAGTTTCTCGCGGCGGGAGCTCTCGATCTGGCTCGCGGCGGGGCTGATCCGACGACTGGCGCGAACTGGCTGGCCGCGGCGGGTTCGGCGTTGCGAGTCACGAAAACCGCTAAGGTGGCGAAAGCATTGGCAATGTCCGTCAACGCGGGCAACGCGTACGGAAACAGCGAACGCGATATTCTGGCTGAGTTTGCGATATTTGGTGGTCAGGCCAGCGAGTCAGAAGGCGAGCCGACCTCGACCGCGTTGAATGCGTGGCACCGCCAACTACGCAAAGCGGAACCAAACGCGAAAAACAGTTTCGCCGCCCTCGAAGCGATCGCCGCTGACCCAAAACGCGCGGCGAAATTCCTGAAAAACATGACGGGCGAGGGTCGGTTTCTCACCACTCAGGAAAAGCTGATCAAAGACCCGGCGTTCCGGCAGGAAATGTATGGAATCCGCGACCGGGCTCCGTCGTTCCGCGAGTCTGATAAGCTCGCCCGTGATCAGAAGGCGCTGCTGGACGCCCTGCCGACAGCGTCCATCCGGAACATTGCCAAAGGTGCCGACGCCGCCACCGAGTTAATGCTCGCGGGCGACGTGACGTCGATCTCATCAATCCTGCGAGACAAAATCCCGGCGCTCAAACAGAGCTATGGTGCCACTTCGTTCGCCACGAAACTGGAAGCGATGGCCACGACCTATGACAGCAACATCGGGCGCAATCCAGTCGCCGCCCTCGACTCGATCACCCGACAATTGTCTGCCGACGAGAAGAAATTCCGAGCCGGAACGCTGGCGCGCGAGGCGACGGCGGTTGCCGCCGGTTGGGGAGCAACAGTAATCCCCGGAACCGCCGCGAAACCCGCCACCGTCCGGGAAGTTCAACTGGCTGACGCGGTGTTCGAACTGATCAAGGTTCTGAAAGAAGAACGCCCCAGAATATCCGCCGCCGTCGACGCTATGAACGCCCCCGCCCCCGCCGTCGAGTTGATCGTTACCGGCCGCCCGGCCAATGCATCGATCAAGACCGTTCACGCACCCCGACCACACTCGCGGTTGAATTCGAACAGTAACGTTCCGCCACAGCTGCGAGTTGGAGGGCGGCGATAATGTCGATCGTGTTCGGATCACTGTTTACATTCACGGCACACGGCCCGGTCGAGGAAACCGCTTTCGCCGCTCCGGTGCAGGAGACGTCGGCGTTCGGCGTGCCCGGTGTCACGGTTCTCGCCGGCCCCCGTACGTCGCGGAACGTCTCGTCGCAAGTCTGGATCTATGGCGGGTACGCCACCGAGGCCGAACTGCTGGCGGACATCGAGTCGTTTAACGCGCTCACGAACCGCGAAACAACACTGACCATCGATTCGCAATCCTACGGACGCTCGCTGTTCGTCGGACTCGTCCCACGTCAACGACGGTCGCGGTTCTACTCTCGCCAGTTCGCAAGCTGGATCTACATCGGCGAAGCTCGGTTCGTTCAACTGCAACCCTAGAAAGGCCGTCGGAAATGCAGCTCGGAACAGTTATTACCTCGGCCGTCAAACTCGGGCCGCACGCGATCGAGATCACGTTCGCGTCGAGCTGGGCCGGTCACCACCAACTCTACATCGGCCGCCGCCGAGCGGACTCGTCGACGTTCAAGGCTGACCGCACGCTGACCGCTCAGGTCGACAACGGCGAGACACCGGCACCGATTCAGGTGATCGCCGTCGAGGACACGGAAGTCGCCACCGATTTCGGATCGAGCCTGCCTGTGCGGCCATACAACCTGCATCGGCTCAACTGGTCGGCCGCCGGGATCGAGGCCGACACTGATCGGTTTCGCATCACCACCGCGACGGCCATCGACACCGACCCAACCGAGTTCCTCGCCGCTGTCGACTACACGGCCGGCGTCGATCTCTACGAATACGAAACACCGGCCCTCGCCGCGTCGGGGAGCTGGCGGTTCGGGATTACTCCGTTCGATTCGAGTTGCGGCGAATACTCCGACTCAAAAGGAAACGAGGGAACAGAAGCACTGGCGACAATCACGGCCGATGTCTACCCGCCAGACATCGACCTGCAATCAGATCGGCAACGGTTCGCTTTGTCGGCAACCGGGGGCACGTTGACCGTCGATTTCGATTATCAGACTTAGAGAACTCACTCATGGAATCGAGCGTCATCAACTGGCAGGAACTGACTGCGAGCGCCGCGGTTTGCGGCGTTTTCATATGGGGTATCACGAAGGGGCTGCCCCGCCTGATCAAGACCTTCGCCGAGGACTCGGCCGAGACTCGCGGCCAGTTCACGCTCGCACTGAACGTACACCGCGACGATTTCACCGAGGCGCTAAGTTCTCAGCGTACGGAGTTTCGCGACGACCTCGCAATAACTCGCGAGCAATCCCGGCAACTCGCTCAATCAGGGCATGACGCCGTCCATCGAGTCGCGGACTCGGTGGAACAACTCACCGAAAAGATCGACAAAATGCACGGCAGCCTCGAAACAACACAGAAGAACGGAAACTGAAAATGTCAGGTTTACTTTCCGTCCCCACCGCCCCGGCGTTGGCGAGTCTGCGCGATGTCAACGACGCCGCGAAGGCCGATCAATTCGTGCTTGCCTGGGACGCCGCCACGGCGAAGCACATTTACATTGCAGGCGGCGGTGGCGGTGGCGGCGACGCGCTGACGACCGGCGACGTCTTTACCGGTGTGCATGACTTCGGCGGGGCTGACTCGCTGGAGATCCCCAACGGGGCGGCTCCGACCGTCGACGCGGCCGGCGAGATCGCCGTCGATACAACGGTCGCCGATTACACGGGGCTGATTAAGTATCACGACGGTGTCGAGGAACTGACCGTTCTCGGGATGCCGACGGCGAACCTGTCAACGACCGACGGCGAAGTCGTCGCCTACAACGCGGCGAATAATGAACTCGAATTCATTGACGTCGTCGGCCCGTACCTTGATTCGACGCTCGGCGGTGCGGCGTCGGGCGACGTTCTTTACCACGATGGCACGCAATGGACCAACCTGTCGAAAGGCACTGACGGCGAAATCCTGACGCTGGCGGCGGGGTTGCCGAGCTGGGGAGCCGCGGCCGGTGGCACGCCCGGTGCCGTGTTGTTGGCCCGTTGCGTGTCCACGGGAAATCTGACCAACTCCGAAGGCACCTACGCCAACAAGTCAATGGACGTCTCGGGGCAGGCGGCAAGCCCGTATTCTCTGGCGTTTAGCTCTGACGGCACGAAGTGCTACGTGGTGGGGCCGAATAACGACACTGTCTACCAATACACACTTTCGACGGCGTGGGACATCAACACGGGTTCCTACGCGTCCAAGTCAATGGATGTATCGGGAGAGACGCCCGTCCCCGCCGGTTTACAGTTTAGTTCGGACGGCACGAAGTGCTACGTCGTGGGTTCTGCAACCGACGACGTCGTCTACCAATACACGCTTTCGACGGCGTGGGACATCTCCACCGGCTCCTACGCATCCAAGTCAATGGATGTCTCGGGCGAGGAAGCCTCGCCCACCGGTTTACAGTTTAGTTCGGATGGCACGAAGTGCTACATAGTGGGTTTTGTAAACGACACCGTCTACCAATACACACTTTCGACGGCGTGGGATATCTCCACGGGTTCCTACGCATCCAAGTCAATGGATGTATCTGGCAAGTTGGCCACGCCTTTTGATTTGGCATTCAACGCCGGAGGCACTGAGTGTTACGTGGTGGGAACAACAAACGACTCGGTCTACAGATACACGCTTTCGACGGCGTGGGACATTTCCACCGGTTCCTATTCATCCAAATTAATGAGTGTCAACGCGCAGGATTACAGCCCGACAGGTGTGGCGATCAGTGCGGACGACACGAAGTGCTACGTCGTGGGTTCTGCAACCGACAAGGTTTACCAGTACACACTCGCCGCTGCGTCGGATCCGTCACCAATTGACGGAATCACACTCGCTGACGGCGACCGTGTACTGCTTTCCGGGCAGACTGACCCGCTCGAAAATGGCGTATATGACGCAGTAACTGCGACGAACCCCGCAAGCTGGACGCGAATTAGCGACCTGGCCACTGCGTCCGACGCTTCAGGGCGAACGGTGGCGGTGGCAGTTGGCACCACCAACTCAACCTCGTTGTGGGTGTGCGAATCTCCCGCAGGTTCGGCGGTAGTTGGCACGAACGATCTCACGTTTACAAAATACACTTAGGCACGAGGAACGATGTCGATCACGGCGAACCCGACAACAAAACCAACACCCGACGACCTGACGGCACCGAGCCGCGTCGCCGGTGCTGCGAAGCCGTGGCTCGGGACCGTTGCGCGACAGCCGCACGAGTACGCGGTGCAGGTCGTGATTCCGCACCTCGACACGCCCGAGCCGGTCGAGCTGGCTGTTGAACTCTGGCGAGCTCAAACGCTCCGGCCGTACATCACGATCATTGACACCGGCTCGACCGGCGAGCATCGCGAACGGATTGCAGAGCTGCAGGCTGACGACGTCGAGATTCACTATCTCCGCTGCCACGGGTATCAGCACGCCTCGCAACCAGTCTCGATCGCGCAGGACGTGGCACTCGCCCTCTGTCAGCAGACGTTGCAATTCAACACTCACTCCGACGTGTTCCCGCGACGGCGTGACCTGCTGGAGTGGTACGCCGGCCAATGCTCGGCCTCGACGCCTGCCGTTGGATACGAGATCAGCCCGCGTGATCACGTTCGTGATGGATGGCTCCGCCGCAACTGGCGGGGAATGCTCGGTCACACGGCGACGATGATTCACGCGCCCGCGATTAAGCGTCTCGGGATCTCGTGGGACTATCAACGGGCAATGGATCAGGTCGAGTTGAATCCCGACAACCCCGGCGACTTCGACACCGAGGTCGGTTTCGGGCTGTTGCTCCGTCAGGCCGGAATTCTGCCGACGATCGTCGGACACGACATCAACCGCAAACGTCAGGTCGACGAACACATCGACCACGTCCGCAGCCACTCCAGCTCGAAACTCCTCGACCCCCGCTACCACACCGGCAACTGCTCGCGGTGGATGGATCTCGCGATGTCCGAGGGCCGCGACCGCCTCGACGAATGGAGTCGGAGCGCATGACACACACCCTCGGGATGATCGTCGGATCGGCCTATTCGGGCTCGACGCTATTGACGGCACTCCTCGACCGACACCCGGATATCGCGGCACTCGGCGAGGCTCAGAAAGTCTACCGGCTCGCGAACGAACCCGCGTCTGTTTGCTGGGACTGCAAAACACCTGCCGCCGATTGCTCGCTCTGGTCACGCTGGGATCGCGAGCAACCGTTTTACCAGTTCGCCGCCGCACACACTGCCGCCGAAGTGCTGCTCGACTCGACCAAAGACCCGACCCTGATGCTCGAACAGTGGCACAAGGCCAACCGCTACCCGTTGAACCCGGTCGCGATATTCATCTCAAAAACCCCGCTCGAACAGGTCGGGAGCTATCACGGCCACCACGCCTGGCGACTCCCGCCCGGCATTCCAGAAGCTTGGAATCCCGAGCAATGTGTCGCGGAATGGCTTTGTCTGAATTACTGGTTCTTCGGTTACCTGATGCAGAACCGGATCCCGATCGAGTTCGTCACTTATTCCGACCTGACGAAAAACACCGGCGACGTCGTTGACCGGATTCTGACACGGCTCGGAGTTGATCCCTCGGCGTCGGGTCCGGTCGAGGCGTCGCACGTGATCGCCGGCAACCCGGCGGTGATTGGCTCCGTGACCGGCGACGTCGTCGGGTTTGGCGATGCTGGCCGCGAGAAATACCTCGCCGGGAAATACGCCGACCAGCCGGGCGGTCTCGACGTCGTCTACGATTCATCATGGGAAGAAATGCCGCCCGAGTTCCGCGAACGAGCTGACGCCGAACTCGATCGCCGTTCGGCCGAGGTCGCTCCGCTTCTTTCGCTACTCGGTCACTCAACCGCGAAGGCTTAACAATATGGCAACCAAAACAATCACGCTCTCGCACGAGGCAAGCCAGACTTGCTGGCTGGCGATCTTCAATCAGTCCGGTCAGGTGTGGGACTTCACCGCCGGGATCTTTCGGTCTCTCGCGTCGGCCGCGAACTTCTCGCTCGCCCTCACCCCTGACGCCACAGAAACGAGCTACTATCAGGCGACCGTCGACCTCGCGACACTCAACGCGACGGCCGCCCCGATCGACTACGTTCTGCAAGCCTTCGAACAACCGGGCGTCTCGCCTGATCTGGCCGACCTGAAACTCATATCGGCCGGGTTTACCGTGCAACTCTCCGACGAGGTTTCGAATACTCCGACGGTCGAACCGGTGCTCGACGTGACGATCGACGGCACCGACATCGAACTGACCGCATGGCTCGAAACCGACGGCCAGCTCGTCGACCTCGACACGTTCGACGCGACGGCAACCTGCGACGTGCAACTCCGCGAACACTCGGCCGGGGCGGTGGTGTTTCAAGTCGACGACGCTGACAACGTCGCGTTCGCCCTGTCCGCCAATGTCGCGAATCACTTCGAAATGACGGCGGCGACAGTGATCACCTCGGCCCTCGATGACTCGTCGTGTTATCTCCGCGTGACGATCGTCGAAAACGGCAATACCTGGGTGCGTGATTATCCGTGCGCGATCTTTGGGGGCTCCTGATGCCGAGTCGTCTCATCATCAAAAGTCGACGGAACCGCTATCTGTTCTGCGACCGACCGTTCGCGAGCGATCCAACGACGGCCGGCAACTCGGGCACCGGCGGCGCGTCGTTGTACGTGGCCAGCGGCCCGGCGGGATCACCACCTCCGGCGATCGAGTTCCGTCGTCACCGGATGCTGCGACCCGGTCACCATATCCTCGCCCTCGGAAATGTCGTCACCGGCAACAAGACGACCCGCGTCGCGACCGTGACCGAGCCGATCTCGGCGTTCGCGTTCCCGATGGCACTCAACACCGCCTATCGGGTGCAGGTTCGCACGTGGCGCGATGATCAGGAAAACCCGGCGGTCGGTGCCGAGCAGGTGTTCGGCACCGACGCCGCGACCGAGATCACGACCGAGATTCGCGGCTCGGGCTATCTGCTCACGGTCTCGGCCTGCGAGTCAGGCGGTGCCCGATTCGACTTCGTATGGCTCAACACGCTGGAGGCGGGCACTCAACCGACCGAGTTCGCTCTACAAGTTCAGACAGGCCCCACGTCGCCAGCCGAGGTCACCACGCCGTTCTCGTCCTCTCAGCGTCGCTACCGGTTCGATGTCGCCGGACTGACCGACGCCGGAGCCTACACGTTCAACATCGTGGCTCGAAACGGGGCGACGACTAAGGCGATCGACAACGCCTCGGCCTCGGGCGATCCCTCGATCGCGATCACCGCCGACGCCTCGGGACCGTCGGCCGTGACACTGATCACCACCGAGGAGCGCTGACCGTGGCCGCCACAACAACCATCCGCGACGACCCTCAAATCCTGATCACGCTCCTCGGGCCTGACGGCGGTGACTGGCCGACCGCCGCCGAGGAAGTGGATTTCCTGATCCCGCGTCGCGTCGCCCGAGTCACCGGCGGCAGGCAACTCAACGCGATTGCGTTCGATTGGGCTCTCGAACGCTCAGGCGACCGACTCGTCGACGCAGTCACCCCGACCGGCTACAACCGAATCGTCGACGTCCACGCCTACAGCCCCGACACCGGCAAGACCCGCCGGCTGTGCTGGGGCAAACTCGGCGAGCAGTCACATTATCTGAGCGACTCGACCGAGGCCGTCCGCCCGGCGGCCAGAATCGAACCGTGGCTGATTGGCGAAGAAAAAACGAACGGCCATTTCGTGAGCGCGTTCGGGATACGAACATATCGAGTAGATCAACCGATCGTGTTTAATCCCGAGTGGGATCATCGGATTGTCGGCAACCGCTCAACCAAGACGGTCGCCGGCGTAAATTGGTGGTCCCAACCGGAATCGGCCCGAACACCGACATCGCGACTTCTTCAGCTCGCCCACAGTCAACGCTGGACGCTCCCGCAGGTCGTCCACACGCTCTGCCGAATGCTCAACCCGCTGGAAACCTACGTCAGAAACCCGGATCTGGGCGACCTCGAATCAGTGCTCGTGGCCGACGACGTCGACGCGGACGAACTGGTGCGCAACGTCTCGATCGATTCTGATCTGTGGCTCTCCGAGTGTCTCGACCAGGTGCTGGAACCGCTCGGCTTCGGTTGGTATCTGGAGTTCGACGACGACGTCGCGACGACAGGCATCGACAAACTGCACACGGCTTTCAAATTCTACGCCCTCGGTTCCGGCGACCGGCGAACAGTCTTCCTGCAACGGCCCGGCACTGAGGCCATCAGTCGCGAAAAAACCAACGTCGCCGACTACCACGCGAACCTGTCAATCTCAGAGCTCGCGAATCAGATCGAAGGTTTTACCTCGCCGCTGGTCGTCGAGTCGAGTTTCCTGTTGCACCCGGTGTGGCCAGAAGCGAACGACGCCGACGACCTCGACGACCTCAACAAACCCGACGAACGATCGAGCGGTACGGTTTACCGGAAATTCGTCCTGAACGAGGACGGCGGGATCAACTCGGTTCGCACCACGCCGACGACGGCGACTGATCTCGACTCACTCCTGACCGAGCCGCACCCGGCCGACGGCACGCGAATACTTCTAAATACTCGCCGCCGGTTTCTGCCGGCACTCTCTGAGGGACTGGATCGAGGAACACTCGCCGACAACACGTACACCGACCGCGAACTGATCGGCGAGAACGGGTTTCTCCTGGAATATCAGCGGCGCTATGACGACACTGTCGGCGCAAATCAGACGGACGACTGGATCGAACCCGACTGGCCGTTCGCCGTGCTGAAAGACGAATGCGGGATCCGACTGACCGGAGCGATCCCGCCAGAACTACACACGCAACTGCAAGCCTACCCGAACGACCCACCGCTCAGGCTCACGTGCTCGATCGAGTCAGATTTCGCACGGCACAAGATCGCGGCCAAACAGGCCAGTTCACCGCAGGCCGACACGGTGCGATCGATCATCGATCTGTCCAGCCGGTTCCACGTTCGCCGCGTGGATACGACCTCGACGCTCTACGCCGACCGACACCCGGCTATCGCATCGGTCAACGCGCCCGCCAACGCTTTCATACTCGCTTCCGCTCCCGTGGTTCCGTTGCAAGAAGGCGACCGGATCGCGGTCACTGGCTCAACCGGCAATGACGGCCTTTATACCGTGTCGTTTGTGTCTGTCGGGGCGGTCAATGTCGTCGAGGAAATCCCTGACGCGACGGCCGACGGGAACCTCGCTCTATTCACTCGCGAGATCGACGACACCCGAGAACTCGCGGCGTACCTCGAACACGTTCGGAGCTGGGACGATTCGGCTGATCTGGCAGTGTCGGTCACGCTCGACGCAATCGATCACACCGAATACAAACTCTCGAACCTGATCACGAGCGTTGAAGGCCGCAACCTGTCGCTCGACGCGAACTCGCCGTCTGCGGCGACCGCCCGGTTTCCGCAAATCGTCGGCATCAGTTACGAGCTGCAAGGCCCGACCCAGCGAACCGAACTGAACCTCGAATCGTTCAAACTCGAACGGTTCTCGTTCGAACGGGAGGCCTGACGTTGTCGAAATATCAATCAGAACAAACCGGCCGCCCGTATGCCGAGGTCCGCGGCTATCTGCGGCAACCGCTCGAACTGCCCGCCGTCGACGCGGTCACGGGTCTACTGACGCCCAGTTCGGCAATCGTCGCCGCGTACGCCACCGATTCTGCCGGGGTCTGGCGATACGTCGGCGAGGCGAAGGTCTGGGCGTATGACGAGTCTCTGTCGGCCCTCGTGAAATACTACTGTCGCGCGTCACTCACTGCTGACGACCGCTTCGAAGTTTTCTGGGTCGGGTGTTCCTCGACGCTGATCACACTCCCGACAATCCGCCAGGCCGCGGCGATCGATCGCGTCGACCTCACAGCGGCACCACCGTCCGAAGTTCTCGGCGACCGATACATCCTCGACGACGGCACCGGCACTGTCCACGCCGATTGGGACGGCGCGACGCTCGACGATATTGTCCAATTTGACGGCTCGGTCTGGGTTGCTGCGAATCAGGTCCACGGCTGGATTGTGTACCTGTCGACGCCCGCCCAGGACTGGCAGTATTCAGGCGAACAACCCGCCGGATGGACGGAGGTCGTGTAATGGGTCGCCCGACGAGTAAAGCGTGTTCGGAATATCATTGCTGCCCAGGTCGCTGCCACGCCCGAACGGTTTTTCAATGGCGTGGCGACTTCGATTTCCGGCTCGATAACGATATCACAACGTTTCCGGATTACCGGTTCGCCCTGTTGGAAAGTCAGCCGAAACCGACGGGGATGCTCTGGCGGATTCGATACGATCAGTCTTCTGTCCAGTGGCTGGATTATCTGATCGACAATGATCTCGCGATGCACATCAGCGGCACTGAGGTAACATCCGACCTGAACACGACCACGACGCCATGGCAGAGTCAGCCGCCGCCAGGGGTTGGCGGGTCCTGGGATTCAATCCCCAACAGTGGCCCCCTCCGCGACGGGATCGTGATCGGGGCGTTTCTGTTCGCCAGCCGGTTTATATTGCCAGGCACCGAGCCGATTCCGTGGGCACTGGACATCGGCTGCGTCCGGTGTGGCTACAATCACAAGGTCGTGAGCTGGCCAGCTTTCTGGCGCTGCAAATACACAAAATCACCGGACGTGCCCAACTCCGCCGTGTCGACCTGGCACAAAACGCCCGAGTGGCGAGTGCTGGAATGGGAGCGTGTGCCGGGGCAGTGTCTGAATATAGATCCGGGCGACACGTACCGGCTTTATTGGGCCGGCAG